CATCAATGGGTGGATCCATTGAGGTGTGGGGAGATGGTTTACAAACTCGTTCCTTCCTGTTCATTGACGAATGCATTGAAGCAACTCGACGATTGATGGACTCAGACTTTAAGGGCCCGGTTAATATTGGTTCAGAAGAGATGGTTTCCATCAATGAATTGGTTGAAACTGTTGCTGAAGTTGCTGGAAAGGTTGTTCAAAAGCGTCACAAACTTGATGCTCCTTTGGGTGTCCGTGGACGTAACTCAAACAATGATCTTGTAAGAGAAAAACTTGGATGGGATTATTCTCAGACTCTTAAAGAAGGTATCAGAAAGACTTATATTTGGATTGCTAAGCAGGTTGAAGCACGATGAATATTACAGTATTGGGATCTAATGGACAGATCGGTTCTTATCTTACCGAACATCTTCGTAGTAAAGGGCATAAAGTCACTGAAATCGACAAAGAGTTAGGATTTCACCATGACTTAAGAGTAACGCCAAACACATTTGTTGAAAAAGCAATTAAGAGTGCTGACTTTGTATTCTTTCTTGCTTTTGATGTTGGTGGTTCACGTTACCTAAAGAAATATCAGCATACATTTGAGTTTAATAATAACAATACTCGTATGATGGCAAACACTTTCCGTTTGCTAGAAAGATATAATAAGAGATTTGTGTTTGCATCATCTCAAATGAGTAACATGTCTTACTCTCCTTACGGTGTGATGAAACGTGTGGGAGAACTACACACCACTGCACTCAAGGGACTGACTGTTAAGTTCTGGAATGTCTATGGCATTGAGAATGACATGGAAAAGGCACATGTAATTACAGACTTCATCCGTAAAGGGTTTGAAGAAGGTGATTTTGAAATGTTGACTGATGGTACTGAAGAGCGTCAGTTCCTCTACGCAGAGGACTGCTGTGAGGCACTAGAGACAGTGATGGAAAACTATACCGACTTCAAACCAGAGGATCCTCTTCATATTACTTCTTTCAATGCAACCACTATTAAAGAGGTTGCTCAGATTATTATGGGACAGTTCCGTATGATTGGTAAAGAAGTTTCTATTAAATCTGGACTCGCTAAAGATAGTGTTCAGATGGATAAGAGAAATGAGGCAGATACTTATATTACTGGGTGGTGGTTACCTAAAACAAATATGCAGGATGGCATTGCAAAAGTCTTCAATGAAATGAAAAAGAAATATGTCTAGATGCAGTTCATACATTTAGTACAAGGTGCATATTCAAAAGAATCATGTGCTAATTTAATTCATTATCTTGAGACTAATATTAGTTCTGTTAATCCAGGAAAGGCTGGAAGCACGGAATTAGATTGTTCAACACTCCATATGGATATTGATTTTGGTAATCCTAACCCAAATACTTTTGGTTTAGAAAATGCTCTAGATTATGCTCTATACGAATACAAGAACAAATTTCCCTTAATTGATTCAAATATTGGTAGATGGCATGTAACTCCAACTTGCAATCTAACAAAATACAAACCAAACAATTATTATAAGTATGTTCATTGTGATACTGGCAAAACAACTCGCAAACGTATTCTGGTATGGACGATATATTTGAACAATATAAAAGAAGGTGGTGGAACTCACTTCATACACCAAAATTTTACAACTGAACCAGTTGCTGGAAATCTTTATATTTTTCCTGCTGGTTGGACACACATGCACGTTGGTGTAAATGCACCTAATGAAACAAAGTATTTACTTACTGGATGGGTAGAAGCAGATGACATTTGAAGTATCGCATTGGAGTGGTAGATTAGGTAATAACATCCAACAGGTTGCTAATTGTTTAATGGCTGCTGAGGGTTATAAGTCTGTCTTCATCCAAAAATTAGATCATGATATTATCAACAATTTTAAAGTTGATTTTCAAGAAATTTCTCACACTTCACAGTGGGCGGGAAAAGGTAGATATTACTCATGGGAACCCTTAATTCATTGTGAGAAAGGTATTCATGAAGGTGGCAATGAAACAGGTGTAGAGAGAGAATTTATTTACGAACACATGCGTCGTATTTGTAAAAATTACATTGCACCAAATCTTGAATTACCGGATAAGAAAACAATCGGTGACGAAACAATTGTGATGCATTTGAGGAGTGGTGATAATTATCACCGCATTTTCGATCCTCCAACAAATTATGTTCCTAATCCACTTATTTTTTATCTCAATTTGATTGAGAGTTTTGAAAATTGTATTCTTATTACTGAACCTGACGATAAAAATCCTATCGTTCACGAACTTAGAAAGATTGATAAGGTTCAGATTCAGTCTTCTACAGTTGCAGAAGACTTTGCAACTTTAATGAGTGCTAAGAATCTTGCACTCTCTGGTGTTGGTACGTTTGCCATGGCAGCAGCACTTTGTTCTAGTAATATTGAGAATCTGTTCACCACAGATCTGCTATTGACTGAGCACCTAAATTATACTATGCTATTGAATACAGATGTTGAAGTTCATGTAATGGAATTGGGAGATGATTATATTCCAGTTATTCCTTGCAGTTGGGCTAACACTGAAGAGCAAAGACAGTTTATTCTAAATTATAGATGAAAATCTTCGTTACAGGTTGTGCTGGTTTGCTTGGCGCTAACTACGCACGACATCTTCTTGCTGATGGGCATGAAGTAATAGGTATTGACGATCTCTCTGGAGGGTACAAAGCGTTTGTGCCTAAAGGGGAGAAGTTTACGTTTGTTAAATTAGACTTAGAAAAGAGGAAAAAAGTTGCTGAACTTTTTGCGGAGCATCAGCCTGATGTTCTACTTCATTTCGCGGCGTATGCAGCTGAAGGACTTTCTCCTTTTATTCGTAATTACAATTATCGTAATAATCTTATCGTTTCCGCTAATTTAATCAACGAGTGTATTACATATGGGACGAAAATCATCTTCACTTCTAGTATGGCAGTCTATGGTGATCAAGAACCACCCTTTACCGAAGATAAACGTCCACAACCTATTGATCCATATGGTATTGCAAAATATGCGGTAGAGTGTGATTTAAAACTCGCTCACGAACAGTTTGGACTCCGGTATAATATTGTTCGTCCTCATAATGTTCTTGGCATCTATCAAAATATTTGGGATAGATATCGTAATGTTATTGGTATTTTTATCCGCAAAGCACTAAACGAACAACCCATCCTTGTATATGGTGATGGAGAACAGACTCGTGCTTTCTCAGATATTCAATACTATATGGAACCGTTTGATAAACTTCTTACGGGACATGATGGTGAGATCTTTAATATTGGTGCTGATAAACATTTCACTCTGAATGAAGTTGCGGAAACAGTTCAGAGTATTGCTAAGAAGTATGGATATGAAGTTCCTATTGAGCATGGAGAACCACGTCACGAAGTAAAACATGCTTATTGTGATCATACCAAAGCAAAGACATTACTCAATTTTAAAGATAAAACTCAACTGAACGAACTTATTGAAAGTATGTTTGTTTGGGCTATGAAGCAACCAAATAGGAAAGTGAAAGACATGGAGTATGAAGTTACAAAGGACATTTACGATTATTGGAAATGAGTATTAATAGAGAAGGTGAATATCCTACAGGATCTGAACGTTATTTTACCTCAAAATATAATAGATTGAGATACAAGTTTCCGGGTTCAGAAAAAATTTCTGAAAATTATTCGCAATCAATGCAAGACTTATTTGTTCTTTCTATGTTAGATGGAAAGAAAGATGGGGTTTATGTGGAAATTGGTGCAGACAAACCAGTAGTTATTAATAATTCTTGGATGCTTGAACTTCATTATGATTGGACAGGTGTTTCCTTTGAGATTGATGAAAGTAAGGTTGAATATTTTAATATTGTTAGAAAAAACAAATGTATTTGTACTGATGCCACTACTTTTGACTATAAATCTCTTTTTGAGGAAAGAAACTATTCAAAACAAATTGATTATCTTCAAGTAGATTGTGAACCTCCAGAAATTACTCTTCAATGTTTAAAACAACTTCCTTTAGATGATTATAGATTCTCAGTAATAACTTTTGAGACTGATTTATATGCTGGAGGATATGATGTTCAGAAAGAACAATGGGAAATATTATGTTCTTTGGGGTATCAAAGAGTTGCAAAAAACGTAAACAATGAAGGAAATCCCTTTGAAGACTGGTGGGTTGATCCTAAAGTTGTTTCTGAAGAAAGATGGAAACCCTTTATGATTGATGATGTAGAATTTAGTAAAATTGTTTTAACGTAATGAAAATTTTTGATTCGTTTATCTTCTTTAATGAACTTGAGTTGCTTGAGATGCGTCTTAACATCTTGGGTGATGTTGTAGACAAATTTATTCTTACTGAGTCTCCATATACTGTCAGTGGTAATGAGAAACCTCTATATTATGATGAAAATAAGGATAAATTCGCTAAGTGGCAAGACAAAATTGTTCATAACATAACTGAAGAGATTCCAAATGACTTCTCCCATATGCTTGAGAAGTCTAAATTTCACGTCGGTTATAGTGAACTTGATCCATATGGAACCCCATTTATTAATCTACCCGTTCGATTTCAACGTGCAGTGTATAATCGAAATGCTAGTTGCTTTGGTATTGAAAAAGCAGGTGCCAAGGATGAAGATATCGTGATGACTAGTGATGCTGATGAAATTATCAATCCATATATCTTAGAGGATACTAAATGGTTTGATCCTAATAATCATTATGTTGCTGTAGGCCCTGCATATTACTATAAGTTGAACTTCCTTTATCAAGATGATTGGATGGGAACACGTCTTTGTACTTGGAAGCATCTTAAGAATACAACAATTGATCAGCATCGTCAGAATCATCAAAACGCTCATAAAATTTTAGACGGAGGTTGGCACTTTAGTTTCTTAGGTAACGCCGAGAACTTTAAGTTAAAACTTGCTTCTTATGAACATACGGAAAATAATACTGCCGCTAATACTAGTAATGCAGAAGAAAAGGTTGAGCAGGGACTAGATCCTCTAAACAGAGGTATGACATATAAAGCAGTTCCTATTGATGAAAATTACCCCGAATATATTCAGAATAATCAGGAGAAGTACGCAGAATTTATTAAACCATGGAACTAATAGAAGGTGTAGCACTATCACAACTATGTGACTATTCTTTTGGGGATCAGTCAGGGCAGTGGAGTGGTATCTACACACACTTTATGAAAGAAGCTAACCTGATGAACTTTGAGTTTGTCACTGAAGTTTTTAAGATAAAAAAAAGCAGAGATTATATGACTCTGTTTATTGATAATATTCGTTTATATCATAGAAAGATTGAGGAGGTTAGAGATGA